TTGTTTCAAATTGCTGCGAAACCTATGCTTCCAATAGAGCCAATGACCACTATATGTTTAATAGCTTCTTTAAAGATAAAGCTTTAACCGAAAAACTTTACTCCCAATCTGAATATGAATATATGGGTGCAAAACAAATAAGTTTGCTTGTTAAAACATATAATGAATTCTACAGCAACTTCTCAGAAAAAAATATACAAAATTTAGTTCTTCAAGATTTTTATAAAATATATTATTCTTTTTCAGAAACTACTACTGATTTTTTTGGTATACCTGTCGTCAAGTTAAATAGCTTTCAATTGAACTTAATAATTTATACAAGAATTTTTAAGAATATATTTGATTCTAGTGATGAAATACCAGACAGAATAAAAAATGATCCTGAAGCTTTACTGGATTTTGCTAATTCTTCTGAAGCTAGAGATGAAATGAAAAACAAAATGTCAGGCGAATCTTCTGCATCAACTATAGTTGGAGCAACCAAAGAAGACTTAGAGGAATTAGGGTTGCAGCCCAACACTGGTAAATCTTTAGACCAAGCTGTTAAAAATAAAGGTGGATCATTATCAATGAAAGATTTAATAGAACTAGGAGGGCACTAATTTTTAGTGTATATAATTAAGTATGGCAAATATAAAAATACGTGAACTCACCGATTTAGAAATAAACGAAAGGGTGCCTCAAAATTGGCTAGCAACTGCAACAAGTGAAGAAGCTGGCCTAGACAGGTTTACAAGAAGAGCCACCTGGATAGATGTATTTTCTGGCGTTGCCCCTATATACTCTGGAGAATTTAATTTCGGAAATTTTACAGGAGGTCTCCAGGTTAGTGGAAATGATGTACTAACTGGAGTACCAATCGCAACTTACACGAGTCTTGGCGTTGTACAAATAGGTGATAATCTAAACATCACAGAAGAAGGCGTTCTTAGTACTTTTCCAGAGTATCAACTTCCACCTGCAACCAGATCTGAACTTGGGGGAATTATTGTTGGAGATACTTTAGATATCGAAGAGGATGGGACTTTAGATTACAATTTGCCCATAGCTCAAAAGGAAGATGTTAGTCTTCCTCCCATAGGAGGGGTAATAGTTGGAGATAATTTAAGCATAGACGAATTTGGCGTCATAAGCGCTACTGGTAACTATATACTTCCAACAGCTACGGAAACACGACTTGGCGGCATAAAAGTTGGAGACCATTTCCAAATAAAGTCTGATGGAGAACTCAAAGTCAAAGAAGGCTCGCATACTGTTACTGGGGTAGTTAAAGTTGGGGATACTCTTACTTTTACTGGCGATAATTATTTATCATACGAACTTCCTCCTGCGATAGATTTTGACGGAACAAACACAAGGCCTCTTGGTGGAGTTATAATAGGTGACAACTTGACTGTTAGCGACGGAGTCCTTCATGGTAATCCAGATTATGAACTTCCAATAGCTTCGACAGATATTCTTGGGGGAATAAAGGTAGGAGATAATCTTACTATAGATCAGGATGGAAAACTTAATGCAGGAGAGCCTTTCAGTTTAGAATGCGCAACCACATCCCAAATGGGCGGCATAAAAGTGGGCGACTATTTAACAGTAGACAGTGACTGCAAATTATCTCCAGATATAATGGGTGGCGCAACAACATCTAGCGATGGAGATCCAGGGATTGTTCCAAGGCCTTTAAAGGATTCTAAGGATTACATAAAGGTTTTACGTGGAGATGGTAGTTGGGTCAAAATTTGCCACACTCAAACTGACGCGCCAATTAATCCGAAAGATGGCACACTCTGGTTTGATACCTCCGTGATGGAGTTGTATGTTTATGTAGAGGGTCAAAACGCTTGGTTTCAAGCTAACGGCCCAGCGTGTTGTGGAGGGGCTGGTAGTGGTGGATCAGGATGGTTTAATGGACAGTATTACATAAGCGCAGGAAAAATTATAAACAACGGCTTTAATAGCGATGTTAATTGGCAATATAATAATGTAGCTGATTTCAGAGAAAGAGGTAAGCCAATGTCAGAATCTGATTGGTTCGACGCAAACGGTGAATATGTTCCAAATTTTCAACCTCCAGAAAAATATTGGATAACGACCACTCCTGGGTTATCTCAATTATGGTTAGATTATACAACTGATGGCTATGGAGGTTCAGGAGGTGGATCTCCAGCTGCCCTAAGCGTTCTTACGCCAACCAACCAAGACACAACATATTATGCTAAAAATTTTGGAATGATCGGGGCAATCTCAAGTGGCGGAATACCTTTTTCGGCAAGAGGAACTAATTCTGGTAATACCCAGTTTGATTTCAATACTCAAGATACTGGAAAGGCGTTATTCAAAGGGGTTAGAATAAGAAATGATGTCCCTGGCTACAAGAGAGCTGTATTAAATAATTTTACAGATGGAATTGGAACTAATTACAAGTCAAACCCCAACCAGTATTGGGGGACCGTTTACGTAGATTTTGAAAAAAATACTTTATCTGTTTTCAATCCTTCCTATTTAGAAGGTCCTGGAGGCTATATTAGCGCCACACATTTATGCGTAGTAATAGTCCCAGTAATATAATATGGCAACCCCTATATGTAAGAAACCCCTGAACCTGTAGGGTCAGGTATAGGATCGATAGGCACAGGCGGAATACCTATACTATTATCTGGACATCCTGGACGCATATCATACACAGGTCCAGAATCATCTCCAGCAACTTGCCTAGGTTGGGCACCATACATATTGTAAGCGTATACAAGTTCTTGAATTTTCAGCCTTGACTCTTCTGCCAAACCCTTAAAGTCTTTGCTCATTGAAATTCTATTAGAAGCTGAATTATTTAAGCTAGCCGCACTTCTTTTGATTACAGTATCACCTTCTCTAATTTCTGTCCATGTATCTCCATAATTAATTGTAGATCCTGATACATTTGAGTCATATATGCCCCTAAGAAGCTTCTGAGCCTGTTTCGTGTTATAATCCCTCATATATATCTCCTGAAGGATATTGCCCTCTTCCTGGCCCAACCTAGGGTAAGGATTGCCATCTAAGCCAGTATAACAAAACGATTGATTTAGTAAAGTGTTTAATTCGCCAAGATTACCACTCATTATTCCTGATATAGTCAAGAGCTCCCCAGATCTCTGGGTATCCTCTAAATAATCAAAATGATAATTCAATAAATCGTAAGCCAGGTAGCCTATTTGGTTCATTTACATTCCTTCGTTTATAATCTTGAGGAGTTTTTTGCCCTGTTCTGAATTTGGGTCGACAATTGGTTTACTTATTTGAACGACTTTCTTTTCTCCACCATCTGTATATTTAGCAAAAGCTTTTTTTAATTTATTTTTTAACATTGCTTTTGTTCCAGAAGGAAACACCCCGCATTTTACTGCTAGTTCTTGCATGGATGTTATAGGCATAGAATTTACAGCTTCTTCAAAAGCTTCAGACGAATCAAATCCAAAAGGGTTTTTTTCCTTAAAACCCATTAACTTTTCTAAATCTTCAGCCTCTTGGCATTCAGCTTTTAAATGATCTACTCCGTCACTAAATTCCATGTTTTCTAATTTAGCCTTTTTACTTGTTTTACTTTTTTTTCTAGCCATGATATTTCCTTTTTCCTTTTACTATTATAATATATATTAATGCCTACAAACAAAAAATCCACCGCTAGGGTGGACTTTTTGAAAGTATCCTTTAGAACACCCGTATTACAGAGTGATGCCAGTAAGAACTCTATCGTCAAGGATCATACGGCCTTCTTCAAGAGAACCGAAGTATCCAATTTTTTGTTGACGAACGCTGTACTGATCATCTGCCAAGAGTGTGAACTCAGATCCAGTTTCTGAATCAAGAGCTACAGCCCTAAACAAAGACTCACGAGAGCGGTCAAGACCGATAACAAGATCACTATCAGTGTTACCAAGGCCATTCCATACGTTAGTGAATTTTTGTCCTGCACCAAGCTCATTAATTTCCATGATGGAAATTCCGTAGAACTCAGGAATACCAGCGTTTTGATAAATTGCGTTGCGCATTTCATCGGTAGCTGCGATAGCATCACCAGCACCAGGTCCAGGGTTAGTATTGATTGGGTTGTAAGCCATTGCACGAAGACCTTGAACAGCTTCAGGACTCATGATAAGATCAGTGATTCCTTTGATTCTGTTTTCAGGGCTTCCACCTGTCCATGCAGTGTTGATTCTCTTAGCTTTAGTTAAAAGCTTGTTGAAATCATCTAAGATTAAATCTGAACCATTTGCTGCGATAGTATGACCAACGCCATTTGTGCTAGCAGCATTAAGAGCTCCTAAGATCAAATTAGCAGATGTAGACTCTTGGCGCAAAAGAATTTCTTGAGCGATACGAGTGAAAGATTTACCTACAACATCAAGACGAGACTTAGCAGCGTAACGTTTGTCGAAATCAACTGCACTATCTAAACGATAAGTGGTGAACTTCATTTCTGAAGCAGTTGGAGTAACAGTGTTAGTTGGAAGACCGCCAGGTACAGATGTGCTGTAAACTTTAACGTAGTCAGGAGCAGTTACGTCATAGTAAAGATCCAATGGAATACTAGGACTGTCCATATCGTTAAACTGGAAGTTAGTGAATAAGTTACTAAGTGTAGGAGCTTGATTCACGACTTCAGCTAAAACTGGTCCGATAAATTCGGCCAATGCCATTTGCGCTTCATAAGCAACTTCGCGATTTCGGGAGGCCATAGCCTTTACGAGCTCGACTTGTTCTTCTGTTCTCTTTAATGTAATTTTCATTTGTTTGTTTGCCTCTCTTTTGTAAAATTAAAGGTCGATTTTGATTACACAGTATGCGCCTGTGGAACCATCTGTTGAGAAATAATCAGGATTTGTTCCAATGTCGGCTCTGTCACCAGTAGCAACAACAACACCTGCTTCTGCGTTTCCAGAGTTGGTGGAGAATTTACCTGAGTTAGCGCCTGTTCCAACATAAATCTTGTCTCCAGCAACGGGAGATCCTGCGATTCCAGCACTTGCTACAGTAATAAGGCCTTTTGTTAAAACAGGAACTGCTTCACCAGGAAGAACGCCTTGAAGTTCAAGAAGTTTTTGCTTATAGTAAAGAAGCTTTTCACCGTTTTCGTCAAAAGCAATTGTTTGACGAAGAGTAACTCCAAAAGGAACGTCTGCAGCTCCGTCTGCTACATCAACTTTCAAAGGAACTTCTCGGTAAGCGTTACCACCAATATGGGGGTAATCTGTTTTACCAAGGTAACTTTGAAGCTGACTTGTGCCGTCAACAACAGGTTCTTGAGTCATGTCTCCGTTAGTAATTTTTACGATCACGCCAGCGTCCCATGCTCCGTTAGCAGCATGAGTCATGTTTGCCAACGTAAGGCTTGATGTGTCAAGCGAAAATAAGTTGACAACGTCGTGTTCGTTGTATTGTCTGAATGGAAGTAATCTATTAGCCATTTTTTATATCCTCTATTTTAGTATTGAATGTTTACGTTGTCTTTCGAGAAAGCTTGTTTAAATTTTTCTCTGAGAGAAAGTTGATCTTGAGTCGCATCGCCATTATTGTTAGCAACAACCTCTTCTTCGATTTCAGCATTTTCAATAGCCTCTTCAGCAACCTCTTCAGTTGCTTCTTCGGTTACTTCTTCAGCTGAATCACTTGCGGAAGAAAGTTCAGCAATTCTTTTTTGAACTTGCTCTTCTACTTTTTCTGCGATTGCTTTTTGCTGCTCTTCTTTGAAAGCTTTTGTTTTATGTTTCCACATTACAGAAAGTTTTTCTTTGTATTGTGCGTAAGCTTCATCAGAGCAGTCTAATGATTTAAGTTCAGAAGCCAAGATGATTCTATCTTCGTCTTCTAATTCAAATTCGTCATCAAGCTCACTCATTCTGTCATTGAATTTTTCTGAAGCTTCTTTTGCAGCTGCTTCAGTTTTAAGAGATTCAATCTCTTCATTCATGGAAGCGATTTGTGATTTAAGATCTTCGATTTTTTGGGTTGCTTCTTCAGCAGCTTTAGAAAGATCTTCTTTTTCTTTATTAAGTTCTTCTTTGTCAGCTTGCCACTTATCATTTTTTTCAATAATAGCATCATGGAATACTTTCGTGATATTAGCAATTGCTTCTTCAGAAAGTTTCTTAGATGAAGCTTGAGCTTCTAAAGATTCTGTTACTTGTTTTAAAATTTCTTGTTCCATAGTCTTATAAGGTTTTATGTTCTTGTTATTTTTTACATCATGTTTTTCAAAATGGGAACTTTTTTCTTCAATTATATTATTTTTAATTTCAATTTTTTCATAACTGGAGCTTTCAGCATCCCCTTTTAATTTAAATTGATTCATACTTTCTTCGCTTACTGTTAGGCCTTTGACGTCTGCCGCTGGATTAGCTGTAAAGCCTATTCCTAGTGGGTAAATGTCACCTACGATTAATCGATGAACTTCATTGCCATCATCATCTCTACCATTACCTCCGTAAGCTTTTAAGAATTGTTTATACTCTGCTTTTTTTTCTCCAGAAATAATTACTGCGTCTTTTAAATTTTTACTACCCACTGCTATAGCGTAATCGTTAAAACCAATTTCCCAGCTTGCAGAAACTTTTTGATAAAGGTCGCTTTCTTTGTCCATGGACTTTTGAACCAATTCTGCAAATTCGGGGTTAACTGTTTTATATATAACAGAAGATAATGCTATATTAAAAGGCTCATCTGCTAAACCTGCTTCTTCTTCACTAATTAATTCATTAGTGCCATATTTAGATAAAGATGTTCCAACAATATGCCCAACTACTTTTTTTCTTTGGTGTTCTATATTAGTGGGTTTGTGCATAAAATAATCTTTTATAGCTAGTGCAGTTTCAGTATCTATACCGTCTCCATTCTTATTGAACATATTTGCTACTGCCCCATTAAACGCAACACCAACTAAGTCGATATTTTTATTAAAGTCAATATTTTCTGGAATTAAATCTCTTAAGGAATCAACAGATGCCAAAGATTCAATCTGATCACTTTCTGGGGTAGAAGCGACAACAGTTTCAGAAAACTTACATATATATTTAAAAGGTAAATTCATCTTAAATTTATATTACACAAATATTAACTTTCTTCATTATTTATTTTTTTACTATGATAAAGTATAGCTGCTGGATAAGATACAATTTCATGCTGTTCAGATATATCTAATACATCAGACATAATATTTAAATTTTCTATATTATTAAAATCTTTTATACATGAACTTAACGCTTCCTCCCATTTATCGTGCTCTGTAGACATTACAATGCTTTCAGTTAACGTGTCTATAATACCTTTATGCTCTTTGGAAAGCCTTTTCTTTTTATAGTGCTTCTTGATGGCCTTTTCAGCTTCTGACCTTAAGTTTTCTATATTGTATACCACTTGTTGTATATTTTTCCTACTATGCATTTCGTCTGAAGCTAGTACGCTTGAGGGCTTAGTCGTTGTACCAGCGGGTCTACCAGTATCCTGTTTTACTGGCTTCGGTTGAGCGGGTTGTTGTTGAGCAGTTTTTTGCTGCTCCATATTCATCTTGTGTTGCTCTTCCTTCATCTCTTGATCTTCTTCGCTAAGAATTGGCTGAGCTGCTGATAGTGGAGTATAATAACCTTTTTCTCTCTGCTCGACAAATCTTTCTTGAGCTGCAGGCAAATCTTGAGGGTCGGGATAAACGCCCTGCTTAAGCGCAACCATACCTTGCTCTGGAGTTATTATGCCCATCTCTATTAGCCTAGATGTAACTCTTTGTAATTGAACTTCATCCTTGATGTCAATTTCTACAAATTTAGCTGTTGGAAAATTCTTAAATCCCATAGCTTGGCAGACTTGTTTGATTTGAGGCTGTAAAACATCATTTAAAAATGCGTTTCTAGCTTCTTTTAATCTTTCCAGGAATATTTGAGCTTTGACCTGTGTACTGGAATAGTTTTCTTTTCCTACAATAATATTTTGAAGACCTTCTTTAATATCTTCATTCACTATCTGATATTTAGTTGGACCTAAAACTTTATTTAAGTCTGGTATTACAAATTCAGCTTTGGTTGTATAGTCCGCTATCAACGCCCTACCAATACTTTCGTTTTGAAATAGAGCCTGCATAGCTTTTAAATTATTTGGATTGACTCCACCTTTATCTGGAGTGTTACCCATAGTGACTAAAAGGATTACATTTTCAATAGTTCTAGTTATAGCTTGATCTACTTTCTTTAACTCCATTTTCCAGTTTATATCGTCTAATACAGGAAATCCAAAAGGAACAGCAAAAGGTTCATAATCTTGTTTTTTATAAAAAGAAAAAATTAATTTATTAGGATCTAAATCAACCATGATGCCATCGCTCATGAATTGGTTTTGCTGAATTTTATCTTTAGCGTCTTGAGGTAAAGCTTCAAATATTTCTTTATCATAATCTGATTGCGGAAACTTTAATTTTTCTATATCATACTCACTAAGTATTTTTTTATATATACCATTTTTGGAGCTAAAGGTTAAAGCTCTATCAGCAACAAAATCATATGGATTTAAAAATACATATCCTACTGGAATTTTCTTGGACCCAATATTCTTACCTTCTGATCCGTAAACTTGATTTAATTTTATCAAGTCTTCTGTTGTAAATTTGCCGTCAAGTTTGTACATAAATACATTACCTGACCTGTAGTACTCTCTAAAATATTGATCTTTTAATTTCCAAATTTTTACCTTCTCAAGCCATTTATTTATAAATACCTTAGCTTTCTCTGATCCACCGTCTAGATAAAGGTCTGAGTTAGAGAATTCAGCCATTACATCTACGGCGTTCCTGAATATAGGTACATTAGCGTAAGCTTTTTGACATAACTCTATAGAAACTCTGGGAGTTACATAAGAATCTTTATATGAATAAGGAAGCGCAGTTTGCTCTATGTTAATGTACTTATTTTTCTTGGGAGCTCTTGTGATCCTGTTTGACCTGAATCTTGTAGATTCTTCTTCTGATATTTGACCTACGTTTCTAACTGGACAAGATGCTTCGGTATAGTAAGATTCTCCTGCACTAGCTGGTTGAACGTCTTCTAAATTATCCATCAGAGAATTTAAATCTTCTCCTTCGCTTTTAGCTTCGCTTTTAAATTTATTCCAGTAAGATGATTTTTTATTATATTTTCTTGGCATATTAGATAGTACACCAAAGATTACAAAAGTCTATGAAAAGTTAAAAGTTAACTTTGACTTTACTTTTAAATCATAATTGGAGTAAAGGTGGCGTCCACAGGAGTTTCCTCTACATTCATCATGTCATAATAAGTTTTTATCATCCAGTTGCCCAATACTAAAGCTGAGTAAGAGTCTTTTCTTGTTTTACTTGGCCCAGTCTGCCTTCTTAAGTTTGACGGCAACCCAAAAGTTTGAGTTCCTTGAGGCGTAGAAGTCACTTGTATCAAGGCGCATTGGTTTTTTGTATAGTTTACCATATCGTATTGATGCTCCAGGAAGTCTAATTGCTTAGCTCCACCTGTGCTTCTTAATGATTCTTTTTGATTCGGTAGAAATACTAAACTATCTATAGGTATATCTTTTTTAAGCTGTTTGTGGTAATTTTCATCCAGAGGCCTACCTCCAAACCATAATCTTTTGTGGTCAAAGTTAGCTTGCAAAAGTTCATTAGACTTTCTAATCCAGTCGGAAGTAGCCTTCCTTAAAATACAAATTTTCTTTTCTTGTAAATTATATTGGGTTTTTGCATCCCGCAAAGACTCTTGATAATGCTCTGTGTTATCTAAATCAGCAACAATTTCTTTAATATTTATTTTGCTTTTATTGAATTGTTCACTAGCATTAGCTCCCTGTAAAAATTGAACACCTCCACCATAGTCACCAACAATAGCAACAATATTAAAATTATTTAATAGATAATGAAAATAATTAATATGATCATTCATCTTCAAACCAGGTACAGCATAACTATGAACTAATGTACCAGTTTTTGTATTATCATTTAATTTAAAAACTTGTATAGCAAAATCGTCAGAACTCTCACTTTCAGCCCAACTTGGGTCAAACGCAAGTAAGTATTTTGAGTCTCTATCTCCAGAAATTTCAAGACATGGATCTTCTCCATCTTTTATGGTGCATTCTGCCATAGTGGATGTCTTAAAGAATCCAGAACTATCATCTGTAAATATAGCGTTAAACTCTCTGTCAAACTGAGACTGACTCATTGTCTGCTTTGATTGGTTAATCAAGTTTTGATCGTATAATGCTTCTGGAGCAACATCATAGCTAAAATGCATTATCACTCTTTTAGATTGATCTTTTGATCCTGGAGGAGCTCCATTAAGTATCAAGTCTTCAAAAGTTTCATATACTTTGTATAAGTACTCAAATTTATAACTAGCAGAAGAAAGGGCAATAAGTTTATTGTTTGGCCATTGGTATCTTTGATCTTCAGTCATTTTACCTTTAGCTATCATTTCATCTTCTAGCTTTCTAACCTTTTCTCTTTCTGTAGGATTTTGAACAACACTTAAGAATGGCAATATAACCTCATTGTAAATGTGTTCAGGCATAAGCAAAAACTCATCAATAATAATTCTATGAAATCTAAATCCACGAAGTTTAGATCCGTCACCCAACGGTAAAGCAATAATTTTTGATTCGCCAATCTCTAAAGTCCATTGATCATTTTTCTTAGATTTTTTAGTAATACATTGTGATAGAAATGCAGCTTCAGGTTTTCTAGCTATATCTTCTATCTTTTCAAAAATCATCTTTGATTGCCTAAAGGTAGCAGCAAGAATACCTATTTGAACTCCTTGATTAAATATCGCATCCAAAAAAGCATAAATTGCAGTACTAAAAGATTTAGACATACCACGACTCCATATACCCAAGAAGTAGTCCGTTTCAAGCATAGATTTAATCGCTAGATGCTGAAACGGAAATAAATCAACACCTGCAATTAAGTTGGTTGTAAACGTTATATTGTTTCTTAAAAAGTCATGTAATAATAGCTTGGCATCAGGCTCTTCAATCAATCCTTTAACTTTTAATATGTCTTCGTTATTATTAAGGTTGTATTGGCCTTTTCCGCTAAGTAGCTTTCCTTCGTCCCAAGTCATTGTTTATCTATAAAATATTGTAAGTCTGTTTCCCATAATTTTTTACCGTAAACTAAAAGTTTTGGAATAATTTCTTCTGACTGTTTTCTGCTGCCTGTAAATACGAATTGACACTTTCTAGGAAACTGGTGAAAGAGTAATCTCATATTATGCCATATATATGACAGGTTTGACTGCCTTGGCCCAAACATATTATTTTTAATGATTTTTTCTATAGAGCTTTCCACTACGATAAATATGTATGCGTCAAAATCTTTTGCCCTTTCTAGCTCTCTGGTAAATCTTTTAAACCCAGTAGTCATAGTGCTTTTAAAGTCGGCTTCGCTTTTTCTATCTACATAAGTATAATCGTAATGAGGGGCCCCTACAGCATAATCTCCAAAGTCAAGCTTCATCGACATAGAGTTGCTAAAAGACAGGGGTTGCTGCTCTCTAGTATCTATAAGAATTTTAATATTATCCAGTTCTGGATTGTTTTTAAAAAAATCTTTCATTATGTTTTTACCTAATAATGGCTTAATTTTTAATTCATCGCATGCTTTAGAATAAGATCCAAAAAAATGCTTATACATATCCATTGAGGGTAAATCATGCAATTCAAGCTCTAGGTAACAAGGCGCGTACGCCAATTCCTTGTCCGTAACGCGCGCTGAAAGCTGTTTTAGTATATATTCCTTGACTTCCTTAGGGTCAGCCTCCAAAGCCCATTTTCTAAGGTTTTCTCGCGAGGCAAAGTCAACATTAAAATAATCATTTTTATTTTTAAATTCTAATAATTTATTATTATATCTATCTCGACGCTGATACATATTAACATAATATTCAGCAAGCGGAATTTTATGCGTCTTCGGGATATGCAGGTGAAGACCTCTTTCACTATCAAAAGATTTTCCACAGATCTTGCATTCGAAACTCATTTTATTAAACAATAATAATTATAATCCTTTTTACGCAAAAACCTTGAGTGGGAGTTCTCAAGGTCTTTAACGGCTAAACTAAGCAGAAATAAATTGTTAAACAGAAACTTCTTTTTTCGCTTCTCCTTGAGATTCTTCTTCAGCTTTTTTAATTTTGTTAATTAATTCCTCTTTTTCCGCTTCGGACATTTTGTCCAAGCGGTCGTTAGCCAAATGAACCGAGTAAAATTTTGCCGCCTCAATTAAGCCGTTAATGCTTAACTGGTTGACTATAGCGTTCGCAAGGGTTTCAACCATTTGTTTTCTATTTTCTTCTTGAGTCATTTTATTTTTTTTATATGTTAATGTTTATATTATAATAAATGTATTTTTTATTTATTCTATAGTTTATATTCTATATTACCTTCTTCTAGTGATTTGTTTTCTGGTTCACTGACTTTCTTGAAGGTGTTCTCTATGGTTTCGACGCCGCCAACATCTTCTTCCATAAGATTCTTTGGACTAATAATAGTCTTTAGGGCTTTAATAATAATATTGTCTGTCTCTGAGACAGGTTTAAAATCAGGCTCCTTATCAAAGACTTCCTGAATTTTTTCATATTCATAATCACCAATTAATAATTCAATTCTTTTCATGTTGCATCGTGTTTTGAGATTCCTAGTATTCTAGCTTTCCAGCTATCCATATTATCAAGTCGAGTAACCTCTTCGTCAACTAATTTTTTTTGCATTTCTGCTAATTCAACCATTCGACGTCGTTCGTCCTCTATTTGAAAGTTTTTAACTAAAGATAAAATAGTTGCATTTTCTTTATTTTTATTTTTAAGTCTTTCTGCTCTATCTCCATTTAATTTTTTAATTAGAGACTCCATTCTCTTTTCACACTTGTCGTACTCATCAGTTTTAGACTTTAGTACTTCGGCCAACCTAACCGTCATGTCTTGCTGATCTTCGACTTCATTAAACATAGTATTTAACTTTTCAATGTGAGAAGAAATATTTTTTAAATTAATATAATCAACACAAACATTAATATATAAATTTATTTCATCACTTGTTAGATCTGGTTTATCCCATGTGGCTCTTATAAACTCAGCCTCGAATAACTCTCTATCTTTCATTGAAGAGTAATTACTAATGACTTGTATGAATCTAGGCGCCGAAAGACTCCTTAATAACGATTCTATACAATTTCTCTCGTCGTGGGATAGTTTTTCTTCCTGAAGTTCTATGTGGCAAAACTCATTAACCTTAGTTATTCCTGTGGATATAAGTTTAGGTGCTGCATAGACCCTATTAACGGCACTTTCACTGTCGTGTACATATGCAGGCTCATATTCTCTTAAAAAGTCTAATACAGCCACGTGTTGCTTTGAGAATCTTTTTACAGAAATTTCTGGCCATAACATTTCTGATATCTGAAATGCGCTCAGTCCATTTTTTGCCTGTTGCTTTGTAAATTCTATTTGAGAATCAGTTAGTTCAATATCTTCTACTTTATCCCATTTTGTAGTTTTATAGTCGAGGCTTTGTTCTGCTAGAAACTTTTTGACAGCGCGACCTTCCTTGCTTCTGCCATCTAAGCTATCATCTTCAAATACTATTCTAGTTAAATCAATTAAATTAGGAGTATCTTTAAAATTATCTCTTATTTTTTGTCTTTGATCTTTATTTAATTTCATCGTCGTCTCCCAAGAATGTTATACCTTTTCTTTCTAAAATCTTTGCTGCTTTTTCTTTTAATGTTTTTCTTAAATTTTTAATTTGCTTGTATCCAGCTTTTCTTCCTGTCTCTGTGCTCTTGAAACCCATTTTTTGAGCAACTTCTTCGTCTGTTAGGTTTTGAACAAATAATAACTGAAATGCTTGAAATTGTCTGTCATTTAGAATATTTTTTAATTCTTGCACTAATTTATCAGAGCATCTCTGTATATCTAAATCTAAGTATGTTTCAGAGTTAGAAGTTATTTCATGCATGTGGTTTTCTAACGATAATGTTATTTTTACATTATATGCATGCTTTTTTGTTTTTTCCCATTTCTTATACAATGGGCAGGTTTTATCCTGTTGGCCAGATTTTGTAAAGCTACAGAGGTTTAAATCTGCATCATTATTAAACGGGCAGTTAAGGCATGGTCTAGCATAATTACTATAATGATTCCTTAAAATGTTTTTCATTTGATTGGCTATTATTTTATTTAGCCAAGGCTTAATGGGTCTTTCTTGATCCCATTGATCCCATTTTTTATAAATGTGCGCCCTAATTATTTGGCAAACATCATCGAAGTCAATCCATGTAACAGAGTTAAGGAACCAATTCCTTTTTCTTTTTAAGAGTTCTACATCTATAGTCTTATAAAGATCCTCATAAGTTAAATGAGGCTTTTTAGACTCTGACTCTTTACTTTCCTTTTTCTTCTTTCGGGGCATCTACAATATCTTCGAATTTATGAACAATATTGCCTCCTGAAGTTACTTCGTAACTTAAAGAAGATATTGATGGCACATAATCTATATCTGTTTCGTCTTCTGATATTTCTACTGGAGATGCTTTGGGTTGAGCTCTTTTAAGTGTTCTTTTTTTTGTGGATTGAGGGGCAGGCTTACTTATAGCTTGGCCCCCAAATGAAAAACCACAAGAAGAACAAAAATTTGGTTTTTTACCTGAATATTCGTTTTTAGATCCGCACTCTGTACAAAATATTGTTTGCATAATATTTTTATTATAAATAAAACGCTTAGAAAAATCTATTTAATTATATTAAATAACCAGCTATTATCCTAGCTTGTCTTTTCATAAATTCATCTGTATCTTGTGCAAATTCTTTTTTATCGTTAATACTACAGGAGCCTATAGAGCTTTTTGAGGCACAATTTTTTATGTAGTCAACCCCTAGTATTCCTATCACTGTATTGTTCAAAGTTTTTATTGGTATATTATATATACTTTTTATTCCCTTTTGCTTCATCATCATTGCAAATGAATGATCTTTTGCCACTTCCGCTTCTAAATATGCAAATTTTCCAGCATTAATTAATTCATTGATATATTCATGAAAGTTTGACACAATATGGTTTTGCGAGAATTCACATTCTCTGCTGATTCCATTTTCAACCATTTCGTGTGTGCAACTAAACTTTTGTTGACTTCTTCCTGATACATAATAACCTCCATTGTGAAACTGTAAAATGTAGGCTCTATCTGCCCCCATTTCTTTCATTACGAAATCAAGAGCTGTATAAATGTTTTCGTTATTTTGAGTTTCGTTTAATATTGGATCTCGTGAATTAATTTTCTTTTTAGAGTTTTTTCTAGAAATTAAAACGCTTGCAATTGTCGCTGCCGCACCAATTAATGCGGACACTATAATATAAAGACCGTCCATATTTTTTAGTACACTATTTTTTAAAAGTTTTAAGCTTTCCTATTATGTATTTTAATATTTCACTTCTAAATATATCATTTTCATTAAATTTAAAACAATGTATACCTTTTTCTTTACTTTTTTCGTCATTAAATAAATTAAACATATCACTGAAGCCACTTTTATCACCTATGTCGCTTTGCATCATGTCTCCACAAACAAAAAGTTTGGTATTCTCTCCAATCCTAGTAGTCATTGTAACCAACTCTTTAAAAGAAAAGTTTTGCGATTCATCCGCTACAACTACTTTATTTAACCAGCTAGCTCCTCGAAGAAAATTAATAGGCATCGCTTGTATTCTACCGTATTTTATCAATTCATTTTTAACTCCTGAGCCTTTTGGTAATAGCTCATCAAGCTTATCTTCAAGAGGAGCCATGTAAGGATTGAATTTTTCTTCTAGTGTGCCTGGCAGAGCCCCAAGGCCTTTGTCTGCACTTTCAATAGCTGTGCGAACGTAAAGAAGGTCAAGGCTTTCATCTTTCTGTAAATGTCTAAGCGCCGAAAAGACCGCCATATACGTTTTTGTGGCTCCTGCTGGTCCAGATACAAATACTATTTTTGTATTTTTGTTCATTGATAAATCTAGGAAAACTTTTTGTTTTTCACTTAGATTCTTACCTTTAATAATTATTTTTGATTGGAATGGATTTAAGTCAAACTCCGTATCAATTTCTTGGTTTGCTTTTTTTCTTGGCATATTTTTAAGGGTTATTGAATATTACTAAATATTACACAGACTTTAGTGTATAATATATATATATGCCAAACTTTTCCAAATATGATGTACTGGAGCTCCTTTCGAAGAAAATGCCTTTCTACGCTGCCACGCAATGGCTTAAGGCTGCGAATAAAAATCTGGACGGCGAGACCCCTACAGAATATATGAAAAAAAATAAAATAAATGAAGTATACAGTGCTTTATTGAAAGATTTGGAGGGTAAATAAAATGAGCGAAGACCTTTGCAAATTAGAAGCTCAAGAATCTGGCTATCAAATGTTCGGTAACGGATTGATTATGCAATGGTTTAGCAGTAACGAAATTACTCTTCAGCAAGCTTACGACATAACTTTTCCAACTCCTTTTTCATCTAAACCATTTAAAGTTATTGTTTCCACAAGATATCCAACTGGCGATGGAAGCTCACAGATATGGTTTCAAACCATAAATTGGAACAAAGACTCTGTACAATTTTACGCTCAAGCTCAAAATTTTTCAAATTTTACAGCCGTTATTGCAGATTTTTACGCAATAGGTCTTGCTACGCCTACTGATTGTAGTGGTGGCGATGGAGCAAGTACTGTAGACGGAGTCAAGATAAGTCAACTGCAACCTTTATCAGATTTAAAGGATGACGATTTATTTGTATTATCTAGAGACAACGAATCCGATGGACTGTATGATAATAGTAATAAGATTACATTTGATCAAATTAAAACAAATGTACTTTCTAGCGTTCCTGACTCTTCATCTTCAGTCACTTTCATAACTCCAAAATTAATTTTGGCAAATAACAACGCCTTCAACCCTACTGCTTTTCAGCAAATTGATTTAAGCGCTGATTTACCAATTGGGGCGCAAGGTTGCATTTTGCAAGTTGAGTACTACGTTACTGGACCAAATGATCTAATTCATGCCGAAATTTACCTTAGAGAGGAAGAGAATTCTGCGACTCAATATAAAATTCTGTATACTTCGGCATTTGGGGGTGGTGACGCTGTCGCTTCAAATGTTCAAGGTTTTTACCCAATACATCAAGCTAGTAGAAGTGTATGGATAGGTGTTCCTCAAAGAGGGCCTGATCGTTACGAAATTTATTTGATAGGCTATTTTTAATCAAGTTCTCCAGACGGAACAATTATTTCTATCATATATTTTGATTTTTCCTGGATCAGCTCGATTACAGAAAGTTATTGGGACTCCATCTTCGCTTTTAGAAACGTATTCTTTAAAAGTGCTTCCATCTATATTTATATCTATATATACTGGACTTTTTAAACTTAAAGCTAAATGAGCCTCTTGGCAATAAGCATAAATGCAATCATCTCTCCTAAAAACCTGAGGTTCAGGTATATCATTAAAGGGCCAATCCAGGTCATCCCTTAATGTAAAATTCTTGCCCCCAAATTCGGGCATTATTTTTTCTTCTTCTTGTATCCAGAATCAGAAACAGGAACGCATTTGCCATCTTTCTCAACATAACCTTCGTTACATTTTGGTGGATAGCCTGCTTTCTCGTCAGCTTTAGATTTTTGCTTTTTTTCTAGTATGCTTTTTTTAATAGCGTCTGGTAATTTTTTCTGCTCTTCGGTTAAACCTTCTTCTTTTGACTTTTTATCATCTTCAGCTTTAGCTTTATCTTTTTTTGGCTTTTGAGCTTTTTCCCACGCATCTTTTTGCGGGCGGTCTTTATCACCAGGTTTTGCAGGTTTATAGTTTTTTCCTTCGCGTTTTTTCTTTTTACGAATATTATCCCAAAGTCCTTGTTTACTTTCTGACTCGTCTAATTCTTCTAATAATTCGGCCTCTGCTTCTTCACCTTTAGTTACTTTAGTGACGCTTTTTTTGCTCCACATTTTGCAGCTCCAGTATTTAGCTTTAGTTTTTGGCCCAGGATTGTCGCATCCATGACGAGCGCGAAAACTTTTGCGACGTGCAGGATCATCGCGTTTGATCTCCATATTTGGATCACCAAAATTTACTTTAACAACGTTACCCTTTTCGTTTTTAACGTATACAGAAAATTTCTTTGGTCCACCTGAAGTCCTAAAAGGCTTATTTAATTTTTTACCTTTTTTTTCTTCAGCCGCCCAAGCTTCTTGCGTTACTTCTTCTTCTGTACCTTCGGCCTCTTTTAGTTGGGCGCGAATAGCATCACTAAAATCAAGTTCTTTATTATTTTCCATAACAGTATTATATTACACGAAATAATGCTTTTTTCACATTTTAATTTCGGGGCTAAGAATAACTACATACTTTACCTCCTATAATTTATACCCCCGCCGATTTTTTTTGGGTTGCTATTTTTTGAGTTTTTTATTTTTTATACAAGGTTTTTGGTTTTTTGTATTTAGTTTTATGGTTTTGGTTTTTTGTTTTTATACCCTTCGGATTTTTTTTAGTTAGCTATTATTTGAAAATGTAAATTATTAAAAATGAGAATGAGAAATACCACCCCCCGCAACATCCTGATTATCAACGATTTATGAAAATTCAAAAAAGTACCCTATCCTCTTTTTCTACAAAAGAATTGTGCAAAAAAATAGTTGAAAGGTAATTGCAGAAAAGTTTGACTTTTTTTAATTTGTATGCCATATTCTATATATAAGATTAAATAAACAATATAGAAAATAAAGATATGACAGAATTAGATATAATACACACAGAAGCTAGAATCAAACAAGTCAAAGCAATTATCGCAGAGACTCGCAAAAATTCCACGGATGCCACCCGTGCAAATGATGAAGAGGCTATCGAGGAGCTTGCTATACCTGAGCTTAGAAAAGCCGAGAAAAGGCTTGCCGAACTAAAAGGCAGGCATGAGAAGTTTGACAAATTTCTAGACAAATTAGAAGCTCGTCATACCCACCTAAAATAATTGCAAATAAAGTTTGCATAAATTAAATAAATAGATTACATTACAATTATGACATTAACACTAGAAGATTACGAACAAATTAAGGACGATGCCTTTGAAGGCACTTTTTACTATGGAGATAATATGGTAATAGCTCGCATTAGTACTGAATGGATCATTGACTATGAAGAAAATGATTTTGAAATAAACGCTGTTGTTTTGTCAGCACGGCAATACGATCACAACGACGAACCAATTAGATTGACTATAACAAACGAAGAGATTGAGGATTTTGTCGAAAATGAGATGCATGAATGGTTTGACGAATACCTTAAAAAGATAGCATAAAAGTATATGTAAAATAAATCACAAACATATATATAAAATAAATTATATAATGTATATAAGTTTGTTTATACTAGCTATACAATTGTAACCCTTTGATGCTTAGGCACTTAGGGAATTGGCACGATATATGTACAAAAAAGTCATAAGTCGTTGAATATCAAGGGTTTACAAAATCGCGCCTTTTCATAAAGTGTTGATAATCAGTAACTTACGATAAAAATAGCCCTGCCCGCGTAAGTCGTTGAGTATGAACAACTTATGACATAAAATAAAATTAACTAATACAACTGCCCCATAGTAGTATAATGCAATAAAATAATCGTCAAAAAAGTGAAAATAATTGCTAATAAGTTTGACACAAGTCAATTTATAGATTAGTTTAATAATATGTTAGATAAGAAAATAGAACAATTCATTCAAGACAATGGTCTTGTTCGTGTTCAAGTAAGCCCAATGTCAGAGGCTTTTGACCTTTGGAAATGTCCTGGTGGTCATGTTTGGAATCTTGAAATGATCAAACAAGCAATAAAATAATTGCAAAATAAATTTGACTTTTTTAATCTGCCGTGCTAGATTGTATATATGATTAAGACAAATAAAACAACATTCAAAGCAATCGTTCATGTACACTCCCTTGACGGAGAAAAACTTCCATTATGGAACACACACATGAATACTTTTGTAGATACTAGCTTAACACATCACATCTTAGAAATTACTGCTGAAAACAAGCACGAAGTCCGTGCTAAGATCTCTCGCATGATGCCAAAGCTACAACACAAAGTCCAATTTAAGAAAGGCTTTGACAGAAAAGAGGGCGATAATGCTACTTGGTACATTCAGCAAATTTATACAAAATAAGTTTGACACAACGCCTTTAACCCATTAGCTTATATACATATGACAAATACATTACTACTAGAAAAAAGAAGATTGCAAAACATCATTAAAGACAACCAAGACGATGCAGACAACGGCTCAATCTCTGCTCAAATGCAGTGCATTAATGCACAAAATGACCTTGATAGGATAGCACAAGCAGAATTTAACGAAAGTGTTGAATTTTACATTGAACACACACCATTGCCTCAACCTCTTATAATAGTTGACTAATAACCCTACTACATAAGCGAATAGTGCAGCCCCCGTATGGGGGCTTTCTTATGCCCTTTTTTGTTACATAAGTCTTTGAATAACAAGGCTTTACGCGGGGCAGCCCGTTTTTGTCGTAAGTCATTGAATATCAAAGGTTTATGAAATCGCGCCTTTTCATAAAGCGTTGAATATCAACAACTTAGGTAAATAATGTTCAATTATCATGCCAATTTACGGCATCCAAAAAGATGCACAATACGATTACCCTATAGTTAAATAATGCAAAAAAATAGTTGCGAAATAATTAAAAAAAAGTTTGACTTTAGTTAAAGAATGCCTTAGTTTGTATGTATGAATAAAACAATAGAAGAAACAACAAAAGAATTAAACTTAAATCTTGACGTTAGTTTAGCGTTAGCTAAAGCAGAATCAAATTTAAACGAATTAGCCCGCCAATCAAATTCATCAGATTGGCAAGGCACAATCACGCAAGGCATAGAAATTCTTGACGCATTAAACGCGGTACAAAAAGCAAAAAAAGCCTTTGAAGAAATAAAGCAAAATAAATCCAAATAAGTTTGACACAACGCCTTTAATCAATTACCTTATATATATATGAAAATTAACAACGGAGCCATTTATCATAGTAAATCCAACAACAAAGCCGTTCGCGTTGTGCGAGCAAATCAAAGCGAATCTATCGCCTACATTAAACACCATAAACAAGACATTGAAAGCGAAGTCTTCTTCACAGATCTTTTACCTGCTACAAAAGAACAAGTTAAAAAATACTTAGGCAAATAATGATCTTTTACATAATTATCTCTGTCGTAATTGGTTTAATCTGCGTAAATAAATAAAATAATCATGAGAAAAGTAACACAACAAATTAAAAAAGCTTTCGAGCAAGGCAAATCCTTAAAAGTCGGCAATACCGAAACGGACGGCAAAACCGTTTGGCTACATGGTAGCCCAATAGTTAAAAGAGATTTTGACGGGTTGATTCGTGCATCTTTAGCGGGTTATAATACACAAGTAACAAGAGAAAGAGTTAACGGAATAACAGGATTATGCTTTCGCCAAAAGAAGGGTAAGGCTGTACTAAACGATCAGGAAATTGACCCATCCGATTGGTTCGCAGTAGCATGGTACAAAAATCCAGAAATAGTCATTTTTTAAGCAAAATTTTCATAAGTCTTTGAATACCAAGGGTTTATGAAAACGCGCCTTTTCATAAATCGTTGAACATCAACAACTTGGGTAAAAAATGGTCGATTTTCGTAACTTGTTGGTATTCAGAGGCTTCCGTAAGTCGTTGATTATTAGGTATTTATCTATTTGCTATTTATCTATTTGCTATTTATAAAAAAAATATTTGACTTTATTTTATTTATTGTTTAGTTTATATGTATGACTAAAACAGAAATGCTTCAAGAAATTAAAACTCTTCACGCCACTCTCAAAGACGAGAGCCAAACTCTCAGCTCTGCTGATAGGGTTAGCATTGTTAGCCAGATAGGCGAACTGCAAGACAGGGTCAGTCTCCTTGACTTCCAGGAGCATGATGATATTGATTATGGATATCACGACCAATACGACCAATAAAGTCGTAAGTTGTTGAGTATTAGTCGCTTATGGCGGCCTGCCCGCCGCAAGTCGTTGACTATTAGCGAGTTATGTAATTAAAAATCATCCATAAGCATCTCGTCAAGGGCATAGGTATCAAGCTCTTCGTCTTTGTAGCTTGCCCCGTCAGGGGTTTCAGTTGAGCCACAGGCTTCTAACTCATTGGCTAAATCCTTGTAATGAACAAATCGACGAGCCATTTTGTAAAGCCCTTCGTCATTGCCTAGCCATAAAGCTACATTCCAAGTTGCCCAATTCTTCCATCCGTTGTATGTTGTGTCTGTCATAATTAACCTTCTTTGAATTCTTTTATAATTTGCTCCATTTGTTGCAGTACAGATTTTTTAGTTCCTTTAAATCCATACTCGGATTTTACGATTGCGTAGGCTGATGACCTTCCCCTCATTCCAAGACACTCTAATTTAAGAGCAGATCTGAGAGTAAGGAATCGAGCCATATCAATTTGTTCGGGTGTGTTTAATATAATCATAATAGTAATATAGTTGAGTTGTTTTTGTTTGTCAAGCGATTTCTCTTACATCCTTCATTAATGCTTTTACTGCATCTAAATTTTGTTGCAATAAATTGAGTTGTTTTAATATTCCTTTATAGCCGACATAACCACCATTCATGTGACCTTGCCAAGTGTCGCCCACCTTCTTAAATGAAACATCCCAACCACAATGGTAATCGTATGCTTTTAGTATGCCGTTTGGCAAAAGTTCAAAATCTAGTTCTTTTCCTGTGTCTTTGTCTTTTAATGTCATACAAGTACAATAAGCTAAAAAACTAATTAACACAAGAAAAAAGTGAAGTTTTTTTGTTTTTGTTGTAAGTGGTTGAATGTCAAATACTTATGGCGGGCGGGCCCGCCTAAGCCCTTGGTAGTCAACTACTTAGGTAATAAATAGACGATAAGGCAAGGGCTAAGGATGGCAACGCCTATAATAATGACTATTTCAATCATAATGGTCTAACCTTGATCCTTTTGTCATCCATGTGGTAAAAGTCTTTATCATTGTTTCGAGCAATGGTTTTCGCTAAACTCATGGCTTTAGCCTTAGTGTTAAGTTCGTCAATTAGTTTGCCGAAAGCAAATACTTGAAACCATTGAGTGAAATTAGGATTTTTTCTTATTGTTATCATTTTTTTAGTGTGTTAGTAATTATATCTTTGTGCATAATATAAAATACAATAACCCAAGGCAAGAATAAAAGTATGTCGTAACTCATATTTCTCCCTCCTCTTCGTAAACTCTTTCTGTTGAAAGCCCAAGCGACTCCTTCATTTCATCACTAATTCCAACATCTTGATCCTCTTCATCTATATATTCAGCAGTGTGAGAATTAAGGAATTTCTTTTCGTCTTCAATGTCAACATTGGCAACATTAAAAAGACCATTCTCGGATATAACTTGCTCGGTTTTAACTTCTTCCACGAAGTTATCAACCAATGCGTTGGATGTGCCTTGTGTTGCAAGGTGTGCGTTTTTAATAAGGGCGATTCTTTCTGATTGTGTTAATTCCATAATATATAATTTAGTTTAATTTAAGTTGTGTGTCAAACTAAAAAGAAGTTTTTCTCGTTGTTTTTTCTTTCTTTTTAAATGTTGTATAGCTAAACAATTGAACATTTTTTTCTCTTCATCTGAATATACTTGAACTAAATTCATTGCTTCGTCTAACTCAAAGCCCGAATCAATTAAATTTTTAATTGCGAATTTGTCGTCTTGAATAGCCTTTCTTTTAACTTCTCTCCATTCTAAAGCTCTAGCTTTTCTTTTTAATCTATGTTTTTCTACTTCTTTTTTGATTGCTAATATGTTTTTCATGGTTATATATATAGTTTAGTTGGTTTCGCTTGTCAAGAAAGTAATCTTAAAATATCTCTCGCGCATTCAACCTTGGCGGAAGCTGAAGCGAGTTTTGACATACTGATGTTAGATTTTGCCATTCGTTTTATCTCTTTTGTATCTGCTATAATTCTTCGCCCGCGTTTTCTGCAATTCACTAAAACTTCGCAAGCCTCATCTAGTTCATGAAATATCGACTCAAGTAATTTTTTATCTTTTTCTGTCATAATAGTAATATAGTTTAGTTGTGATTAGTAGTCAAGACCTAAATCTTTTTTAAATTCTTCTTTGTCTGCGATTAGTTCGTCA